TACATATGTAGGTTGTACATCATACACTGGACGTTTGAAATCATCATATCCTAATAATGTTTTAGTTTCTCCAGTCTTAACTTGTAATTCAAAATTACATATCTCAATCTTTGCTTTAGGAAATAGATTGTTTTCAGATGTAAAATCCACAACCATCCATGAAGTATAAACAGATTGATCATCATTTGGAATTTCAACTATTTCACCAAGATCCATAACAATATTAGGTTTAAATAAAGCAAATTTAATTCCATACTGAACAGGCATGATTTGATTACTTCTAGTTATAGAATTTACGTCTAATAATCTAACTTCTAAATCCGAACCATTCCATTTGGCAACTTTATAAAAAGGGGAGTCTGCAAAAGTGGATTCAATAAACTTGGATGATGAATGAAATTGAGAATCTTTAATTGTATTACCAGTAACATTAATCCTAGCCATATAATCATCGAGATAACTCATTTTCATCACCACCTAAAATTATTTTCAAACGTTGTATCAAATTAATTATTTTAAAAATATCACTTCTAAATTTCTTAAAGTCATCTTGATACAATAAACTTTCTAATGTCCCAATAATAGCTAGAAATTCTTCATTATCCCTTAATATATTTACTAATTCTTTTTGACCAACAAATTCCCTTAAAGTAGACTCCATATAATCAGTTAGAGTTTTCGTTTCATTTTGTTTCATAGGAAGCATCTTAAAAACTTTAGAAACCATACCATTCACATAAGCAGTTAACATTTCATCTGGTAATTTTCCATATTTAGAATTCATCTTAAATCCTCAATTCCAGAACCGTATGTATAATCTGTAATCATTTGATTGGTATCATTATATATTTGCTGTCTTAGTAACAACATTTTATCAAGATGGTTTGCCTGTGAATACATAGCATAATCTTTAGATGATAAACTCTGTCTTAATAATTCAACACGAAAAATCTGTTGACTAGTCCATTCATAAACCATCCAATTTGCAAGAATTTCTATTTCAACTTGATTTAAATCAACATTGAATTGTTGAAGTACAGTATCAATAGTATTAATATCTTGTTTACACTTTTGAAATCTAACTATAGCACTTTGCATGAATTCTATCGTAATAGAATCAATTGTATCAGGTAATAATGAAGCTAAATCAGGATCAGTAACTTTATTAAAGAAGCGTTTAAATAAAATATCAAAAGAGGTTGCCATTTAAATGCACCTCCTTATTTGATTATATCTTCGAATTTAATATTAAAAATATCCTCAAATACACGTTTCTTACTATTGTAGTCCATAGTAGGATCATTTTTCTGAATCTTTTCTTTTGCTTTTATAAAAAGTAATTCTTTCATACCTTTAGGGCATTTTTCTAAAATCTCACGCATCTTTACATCATTTTGTTGAAAAAAGTTATCAACATCTTCAGGTTTCATAATATTCTCGTAAACATTTTGCAAACGCAAATGTTCAACAATATCATCATCCATAATAATTAAATAACCTTCAGTTAACAAACTAGCAGCAGAACTTCTCATGTTTTTAAGGTCAGACACTAACATTTCATCAATAGCACCGTAACCTTCAAGTTTCCATTGTGCTTGTGTGCGTTGATTTACGAAAATTAAAGTCCCATTAGTATTATTCATAACATCAACAGGTGTATTAGAATCAATAACACGTTTTGGAGACACCTCAATTTGAGATGCCTCCACGATTTCTGGTTCTTTTTTTGTACTTGTTCTAGCCATTTAGAAAATCCTCCTTGTATTCCTATAAATAAATGTTAATATAATTTTAATTAAGATAATTTGTAAATTCCGTATTTACCTGCAGAAAGTACCCCAACATCATACTTTTGAATGAAAGTATATTCAATACTCATATCAGCATTATCAGTAGGTGCAGCTTCACGAACAATTGTAGAACCTTCGAAACCAATTTTAACAAGTTTGTTAACTCCAGCAGGAACAAATAACAAAAAGTTGTTATCGATTGCAAAAGTGTCAGTGTTAGGAGTATGAGACTGTTGGATTTCAACAAGATCATAACCTAAGTAGTTAGGAATGAAACCTTTAGCATTACGTTGTCCAGTAATATCTCCACTGTAGTAGTATTGGTCTTTGAATACTTTAGAAAGTGCAAGTTTAGTACCAAATACAGTTGGTTTTAATCCACCAGTACCAGCTTCGATATGTTGAGCAAGTGTAACGAATGCATCATCAGTGAATGAACCAGTAACACCATAAGTAGCACCAAGATTTGCATAAGAATTGTAAATTTTGCTGTAAATGTCTGTTTTGATTTGGTTCAAGAAAGAACGAGATACACGGTCAACCATTACTGCCCAGTCAATTCTTCCAGAAACATAGCGATAAAACTCTTCATAAACCTTAATAGCACGGTTTTGAGGAAGTAAAGACAATTTACCATTATCTAAACGTTGTGCTCTGATATTAGAGTTACCATCAGAAACCATACCAACTTCGAATAAACGAGGATCAGTTACTTCGAAAATTAATTGATCTCCCCAGTTAGCGTTCTTAACTTCTGCGAAACCATTTAACTCTTCATCGATAGTTACAGGAAGAATAGTAGTAACAGTTTCAGAAATCAGGTTAAATACTTTAAATTTATTTTGTTCCCATTTGTATACGAAATCGTTACCTCCCGGTGTTGCACCAACCAAATCTAGAATTGCACTACGGAAAGCATTTTCAGCTTCATCTTTAGAGAAATTTTGAACTTTATTAAAATATAAATCTACTCCAAGTTTACCTAACTCAGAGATGTTAGCAGGGTAAATTAATTTTGTCATTATGTAAAACACTCCATTCTTTAAATTATTAGATTAATTGTTTTTAAAATCAAACTTTAACAACTTTAACAACAGTTGCAGCTTTTGTTCCACCAAAACCAATAGTAGTCTTTTTAATTACTTTTGCAGCAAAACGAGTTCCGCCAGTTAAATCAGCAGCAGCTTTTAATTTCATAGAAGCATTTTGAGGGATAACATATTGTCCCTCAACAGTAGTACCATCGATACCATCATCAGAAATAGTAAATGTATCACCTTCAGTTAAGTGGTAACCTCTCATGTTTAAGCCTGTAACGTTAACGAAATCCTCCAAAGATTTACCCGGTAGGTAGTTGTATTCAGGAGATGCAATTAAAACAACTTCATCAGTTGTAATTGAAGCAGTAGTAGGAACTACAACATTGAACACATCTCTTGTTCCTGCAACCAAAGTACCAACATGTGCAACTGAACCTTGTGGTACGTCAGCAACGTGCTGTAAAGATTCTAAATTTCCATTTTTCTTAGCTTGAATTTTGTCTAAATTAACGATAGGATAAGCCATTATTAAATTCCTCCTTAAAATTTTAAAAAATAAAAACACAGTCGTTTAACTGTGTTGGTTTCCATTAATTATTTGTTATTGTATTTCTTAATAATTGCATCATATGAATTTGCAATAGTTGTATCTTCTGGAATTGTATCCAAAGCAATACCCAAAGGCTTTTTGCTATTAAGATTAAATTTAGCTTCTTTTTCAAATTCTTTTTGACCAATTAAAGCGAATAATTCTTTCTTTAAATCTTCAATTTCCATTTCGAAAGCTTTTTCTTTGAATGGTACGAGTTCATCTTCAGTTAATTTAGATGATACACTTTCGAAAACTTCATTGATTTGATTTTCTTTATCGGTCTTTAATTTATCTAATTTGAAAATTTCAAGCTCTTCCTTTTCAGATTTAACCACCTCAAATTGAGATTGTAAGTCTGTTAAAGCAGATTCTTTTTCAGAAACTTTAGTCTCAAATTCATTAATTTTAGTTTCATATTCAGAAACTTTTACTTCAAAGTCAGCATTTAATTTTGATTCTACTTCTTTTTCTTTAACGTTTAATTTATATTCCATTTGTTCTTTAGTGACCATATTGAAGCTCATTTGACCTTCTTCTTCACCTTCAGCTGGAACATTCATAGGAACATAATCAATTTTGAAACGCTTTTCTGTAGTAAAATCAACTGTAACTTTATCTCCTTCAACAGAATAATTAAATCCCACTAAGGACATATCATCCCAATCTTTAGCGATTACAACATTTTGATCGTATAGAAAATCTACAAGATAGTAGTCTTGATAAGAGTAACCCCAATTATCCGTTGTTACTGATTTTGCTAATTCTCTACGTAACTCATTTTCTAACTGCTCATGAGATAGAGTGAATTCAGCAATTTTATTTTCTTTAGACATCTTTTTGCCTCCTTCTGGTACAACTTTAATTTCTTCATTCTCTTTCTGGAGAGAAAATTTAAGTTCAGCCATCATTTGCATAAATTCTTTTTTAAAGTCATCCTTATTTAAAGAATAAGCAGTCACATTGGCTGATTCAAAACATGGTTCAACATCCTCTCCCAAAATGCATAAAGCAGAGAATACCATATCTTTTATTTCATATACTTTATCTTTTGTGAATTCACCATCATTAACTTCGATTTCCATTGATTGAGGGCGACCTTCTTCAATGACTTTCGATGCCTCTTCATATCTTCCAGTCCAAAGAAGTGCTCCTTCAATATTTAGATAGGTACGAATTTTTCCATCATTTTCTTCTACATCTTCCCAATAAACATTAGCTGATTCAGGTACAATTCCATAAGGAACAGTTGTTTTAATAAATTTAACTCCTTGGTCAGATATTTCTATTTTTCCACCATGACCACCGAAATCATCTTTATTTTCAATAAATTCACCAACGATTGGGATGTTATAGATAGTAGGAATGGCTTTATCTACAACATCTTTAGAAATATTGGAGTTGTTTCTGTTTATTCCAGCATACATGACTCTAACATTACAAGATGAAAAGAGGGGGTTTACTTTTTCTATATTTGTAATTTGAGAATCAAATTGTAACGTTCTTGACAATCTTTTCACCTCCTCTCAATGGAATAGTATTGATTTATTTAACTTTGTTTTTGTTCTCACCTGTGGAGCGTGTCTTAGAACCTGAATCTGTAAGATCAGTTTCCTTTTTCAATGGACGACCACCATCATTACCACTTTGTGTATGTGATGAAGCAAGGGGAATTAATGTTTCCTCTAATCCAAGTGAATTTTCATAAGCAGACAAATCCAAGAAATCAGAAGGGGATAAACCTAAACTTGCCGCATATAGTGTTTTACCAATTCCAACTGTAGCTGCTTCTTTATAAGCATCCTTTTTATCTGATTTATTGTAATAAGTAATATCTAAAAATCGTAATTTGAATTTATACTTTCCTGATATCTTGTCTAATTGACGATTAATCCATTTTTCAAATTGTTGGTACATATGTAAAACAAATGTTTCATCAGTCTGTACGCTATATTTAATTCCAATTTGATTTTGTGATTCTGCAAATAGAGTTTCACTTACACCTGCTGTTTTATAAAAACTACTTTCTGCTAAACCTACAATACTATCTTTATTCTGTGATCGATCAATATTAATAGCTGATAAATCCATTGGAGTTGTAACAATTTCCACACCTTCAGGAGTATTAGCTTTAGTATTAGCGTGGAATTTAGCAGCATTGTCTAATGTGATTAAGAATGAATCTGATTTAGCATCTTTATCTGTTCTCATAGGAATTTTCTGATGTAACAGCATATAACTATCTAATACTGCTCTTGATTTAATCAAGTCTTTATATTCACTTATTTCTAATACATCTAAAAATAATCCAAGTAGAGGAGGGATAATGGTTGCAATTGTTTCATCAAACTTAAAAACAAATGATTTGTCTGGATCTAAAATTACATAATATGTACCTGTATTGAGTCCTCCATTTTTCATTTCATCTAGGTAAATTTTAAAATCAGGAGAATAGTCATCGATATTAATACCCGGTAATAGAAAATAATTCATATCAAAAGCATAAACATAACCATCTTCATTACGGTTAACTAATTTGCAGTATTTAGTTGGCATTTTTTGAATAGCAAATTTTTTACCTTCATTACGTATGTATCCAAAATAAGTATCTTCACCCATAACAATTCGCATGATTTTATATAATTCATTTTTAACATGAAATTGTTCAAGAAAATCAAATACTTTTTTTCTACTTTTCTTAAAAGCAGGTGATTTAAATTCACTTGGATCTACACCATAAGGAACTAATATATGATCAAAAGTTAACATTTTAGCAAAATAATCAATGACACGTTTATAATAAGTACTTGTATTAATAAAGTATTGATTTAATTCACGTAACTGATTTTCTGATGATGCTGGATTTTTAATCCAATCAATAATATTTTCACGACTGAATTTTTCTGGACGAGTATCTTGCATCTTAAGTAGATCATTCATCCAAATAGGATTAAAAAGGATGGAGTTACCACCTACTATTCTATTGAATAAAGCAAAATCAATTTGTTCTTGTGAAGGGGATTGCTCTTTATTTTCTTCAGACATTGTTTTCCTCCTTTCTTTGTGATATAGTTATATTAGATTAATTGTATTCAATTGAAGAATAGGAAAGATGATACATCAAATTCTTTTTCTTCTTCCATATTGTCTTCGAAATTCTTAATATACCATAGTCCATAGGCGGTTGCAGAATATCTATCCTTATCTACACGCTTAGTTAATTGCTCTATAGTATATCTTCCATTAGAATTCTGTTTTAACTTCAGGTTTGCGACTTCTTCAATAAATAAGTCAGTTTGGATATGAGGGAGGATATTACTTTTAAAATAATCCATATCATTAACATCATAACCCTTATTATCTTTCTTTTGTAATAATTGTAATTTATTACTTTCAATAGCATCAATAAAAGATACAATAATCTCATGATTTACCCCCTGAGCTAACATTGCATAAATTATTGGTTCTGCATCTGCTAATTCAGGTTGATGATCAGTGTTAATAGTATCCCAACATCCCAAACTTTCACCTGTATTTGGATCTATAGTATCTTTAAGAAGTTCATCTAATAAACCAACCCCAAGTCCATTAATATCCACAATTACTGCCTTTGCGAGATAAATTTTTCTTGCCCGTTTCAAAATAACTGACTGTGCTTCAAAGTTTAGTCCATTTGGTAAGTTTATAATATTAACTAATTGAATCTTGGTAATTTTTAATGATTTATTTCTTTTTATTTTTAAAACTGCGATTGATGATTGGTTGTTGTTTTTAGACATAGAACGAGCAACGTCCATCGATAAAACATATTCACTTTTACCATCTGATTTTAATTCAGGTGATACAAGTGTTCTCAGTTCCATTACTTTATTAATATTTACAATAGCCCCATCACTTGCACCAACCCATTTGGATTCATAGTTCATTGCGAAGAAAGTGGGGGAGAGTTTAGACTTCTTCTCCAGTAATTGAGATTTAGTTTCGCCTCTACCAAATGTACATGCTAATTGCCAATCTGAACCTAATACCATTTTTCCTTTGAGGTCGGCCATTTCATCAATCAGTAATAAATTTCGTTCAAACTCATCAGAACCCCTAAATCCACTTGTGGTAAAAAAGTTAATTTGTCCATTTAATTCCTCTGGATTTACCATTGCTTGTTTACCAATAGTTCTTCTAGGAACGTTCACAATTGGCTCAAGAACATCTTGGAATAACGCATTATTTAATAATGCAGATTCTTCAACGTTTAATCGTTTACGTCTAGCACCTTTGGACGATTGAGCATTTGCCATTACATCAATTCTTCCACCGCTAGTAAATAGAACTTCAACACTATCCTTAGATGCACTAAATTTAGTTATTTCATTATTTAAGAGGGGATAGAATTTCGTTAATTCCCTATGTTTTTCATCTACAAGTTTAGCTGCATTTTCCCTTGTTTGTGCAGTCATAGTTAATTCTATATCAGGAAAAAATATTGCTGTATGGTACATACCCATAACCTCAAGAAGAGTTTTACCATATCCACGGGGGAATACACCGTATGTGGAAACAAACCTTGCAATACTTCTTAAATAGACACGTTGATCTAAGTCTAAACGTATTCCACCTGTTTCTGGTGTAATTAAATCCCAAAATAAATCAGGAAACCATCTACTCCAAGCTACAAAATCCATATATTTTTTTAGGTTTTTTGTAAAGTTGTCTACCTGTTCAACCCCTTTAGCATTAACTGCTGGATTGAAATCTGCATTGTATATATCGTATCTATCTTTAGAATGTTTTATATTATCAGATTGAAAATTATTAAAAGATGACATTATTCATCATCCTTCAAGAAATCCATTCTATTTTCATATTCTTTTTTACGAGCATCATAGAAACGATATACTTCGTCATACTCAGCAGGAGGTAATCCTTTTAAATCCCTAACATAGTTAATGTAGCATAATAATGTGAAGTCAACTTTATCCTGTGGTCTTTCTTTGAATTGAGGAAGAATGGGAATAATATCAACAGCTTGCTCAACTGTTCTTACTAATTGACCAAATGTATCTAAACCATCAGATAAATCAGACTTGCTTAGTTGTGATGGGTTTATTTTAGCATCTTGAGCTGCCTTTTGAGCCAATTGACCCCATTCTTTTGCTGACTTCATGTCATTCTTAGCAGTAGACATTTCTTCTTTTACACGATAACGAATGTATGTTAATAGTGCTTCTGTATGCATTGCAGTTTTTTCTTGGTAGTTATTTTTTAACATGTTATATTTACGTTCAAAAGCTAAATATTCATCTTTCTCATACCCAAAACCCCATTTTTCAACCAATTCATCTGTTATTTCATTTTTTAGTATTTTATCGACATCGATATTCTCTTTAACATGCTGAATCTCAAAAATACTATCTTTCCATGTTAGATTTTTATAATTTAATTGGATGTTTTTAATATACATTCCGAAAATTTCTTTACCAGTTCTTTTTCCTTCATCCACAGAACTCAACCATGAATCCATAAGGAATGGACGATTAAGATTCATTAGAATATCTTGAACTGATTTTAAATCATCAATATTTAAATTTTCTTTTAAACAATTCTTACATACAGGATAACGTTTATCTGTGTGTAAGTCAGAATTTGATAAAAAGAAATCAGTCATATTTTTTTCTTTTTGGCATTTCACACAGACTTTTTTAGTTGTTTTCTTAGTCGTCAAAACTGACTCACCATCCTTTCATTCCGCATAAAACATTAATCCCACACTCGATAAACTCGAATGCAGGTTAAAATTTTATATTAAATTAGTCCATCAATAAGTTTTAATTCAATTCCTTCTTCATCAGCAAACATATACCATTCTTCATCTTCTTTTTCTTGGTACAGTTCCTTAGATATTCCAGTGTTTTCAATTATAAATCTCTTAACTCGTTCATCTAATCGATCATAAAAATTCATTGTATTTTTCGCTTTTTTAGAAGAAGAATGAACAGCTAAACTTCCATCATGAATAAGAATTACTGTGTTAGGGTATGCCAATCTTTCATGACCACTAATTAAAAGTAATGCTCCCATTGAAGCACAAACCCCAATTCCTTCTGTAATTACTTTCGTCTTACTTCGTTTGATTGCATCAATTGCAGCGAATCCAGCTACCACATCTCCACCATTAGAAGTCAAAAGTATACGAATTGGTTTACGATCATCACCAACTAATCCTTGAGCATCATCTTCTTCATTCCATTTTCTAATCCAGTAAACAATTTTATTAACAATATAGGAATCTACTTCTGAATTAAAATTAATAATACGATCCTTCAACCCTAGCCAATCTTGATATTCTCCGATATTATCTGGCAACTCAGCAACCATTTCCAAATATTCTTTATCAAAATCCAACTTCTTCATAATTTCCACACTCCTTATAATTTAGTGTGGCATCGGATGAGTCTGACCCATCATACCTATAGTATTAAATTAATTATTCTTCATTAAAACCGAATTTTAATCTATGGACTAATTCAACATTATTCTCAATTTCTTTTTCTAAAAAATCTATAACTGTAAGATTACTAACTTCAGAAATCAACTCACGTAAAACATTAAATAATTCTTGAGGTGATTTAGTTTCAACAACGTATGGTATATATTCTTCTGCAAGTTGACAATATTCACACGTACAATCTTCATCTTCATTTGAACTATTTTTAAATTCATATATGTCAGCCATTATAATCTCCTTAGATTAATTTTATGGTGTAGGTAGATTCTAATCCGTCATGGTCAAATATCAAAAATTTTTGACTTGGTTTAGCACCGTATCTACCTTGCATTGAATAATCATCAGCACCTATAAGAGAGCTATTGACTATAACTGTTGTTGCACCATATTCTTTTTCATAATTATGGTGTATGTGACCACCAAAAATGTAAGAAGGTACAAAGCCTAAAACTTGAGGAAGCCTTGTTACACATTGGTCAACTCTGTCATAGTTGCCGTGTACAAAAACAACTTCTTCATTAAGTATATTTGTACATATATATCCATCTTGATCAGTAATAATTTCAATATTATCAAAATCTCTTAGTCTTGCTTCTAGGAACCAAGGAATAAGATATTCGAAGTTTTCTTTAATGCCTACATCATTTTTATGTCCGGCACGACCATGATTTCCAATCACATTGTAATATTTAATCTTCGGAAATTCATTAGCTAATACAGATAAAACTTGAGCGATAACCTCGGATACATATTTAGTTTGTTCAATTACATCCTCATTGGATTGAACTCTTGTTGAAACATGAATATTTCCAGAAATCAAATCTCCAAGTTGACCAACATGTAATGTTTCTATTTTATTTACATGACCATATTCAATTATTTTATTTACTAACTTTTCAACACGTTCATTAAATACTTGTTTATTGAATACATTAGTCGTATTAGAAACTTCCATTCCATAGTGCCAATCGCTAAATAATGCAAGTCCATGTTTTCCTCCATTTTCAACAAAATTAGGTGAGAAGGAGAGGGGTTTGTTTTTCTCTAATTGTAAAATAGCAGAGTACACATCATCTTTAATTGCTTCAAATCTTGCTTGGTTAGTAATTAATTTATTGTATTCACGTTTCTGATCACGTTTACGAATCTTTTCTTTTTCAGATTCAATACGCACTTGTTCATATTTATCTAGAACATCTTTATCAAGATTTTGATTTAGAATATAATCTTTCCATTTAAGATATTGAGCATAATCTTTTCGCCATTTACTCTCATCATAGTTACTTCCCATTTCAATATTAAGTAGGTCGGCAACTTGGAATTTATCAATCTCGTATTCATCTTTATTTTGATAAAGTCTAATTAAATAGTCATTTAAACTTTCTCCATCTTTCTTCTTTAGAATAGGATTATCAATCATTTAATCAAACCTCCTATTCTTCGTCCTTGACAGGAAGTTCAACTTCTTCTTTGATGCTAATGGAGACTTGTTTCCCATCAAAATCACGTAAAATTTCTAAAAAGTCATAAGTAAATTCTGCCTCTTTTGTTTGTTCAGTTATTTCCATTACATCTAAATCAAACTGTCCTTTTAAATTAACTGAATGAATTTTCTTACTTGCCATATTGTAAATCCTCCTTTTATTCCTTAAAAACAAAAAAGACTACTCGAAAGTAGCCCTACATTTTATCTGCCATGTCAGCCAATTTTGACCTCCATACGTTTTGAAGTTCAACTTCACCATATAAGTCTGTACCTCTGAAAACTTCTGACATACGTTTCATACCATTATCAGATGCATAAGAATCTCTGTCTATTTGGCTATCATAATCACCATCTACAACTACTTTAGTTGATTCAGTAATACGTTGAAGACCTAATTTCATTAAATCACTTGTTAAGTTTTGTGCTTCAAGAATCCAAACTATACATTTGTCTCCTCCTGAGTCCCAACCACGTAAGTCTACAAAAGGAAGAATGTCTAATTTATTATCTTGAATTTCTCTAAGAATTCCTATTTCATCACCGAACTTAGCTTTAAGCATTGTTCCAACTGCCGACTGCATTAACTTTTCCAGTCTATCACCTTTGTAGAATCCTAACTCTTGTGAATCACGAAGGGGAGTAGGGTTAACAAAAATTACTAATTTGTATTTTTCTCTCTCCACTAAATACCATGCTGCATTTAGAGTTAATAATGATTTACCACTTCCAGCACGACCTCTAATTGAAGTTAGTTGATTAGAGAATATACTGTCTATGGCCATGATCTGTTGCTCATCTCTAGGAATGAAATCACCAAATTGGGATGTCTTAAATCCTCGACCTAATTTTCCTTTTTTATCACGAAGAGAAATTAAATGTTCTCCATTCCACTTCATAATATCTAATAATTCTCCATCTATATCATCATTGATAATTATGTATTCATTTGTCATTAAATCAAATTGATTTATTCCTAAGTTTAAATGAACCTTTTTCAGTTCATCTTGAGTCATATATATTTCTTTGAATCCCTTGTTCTCAATATAATTTTTAGATTCTACATTAAGAAAAGGAATTCCGAATTGCCTACATTTTCTACGAAGTAATCTGTCATTTGTAATAATCCCATATTCTTCATCATGTGCAACTTGTAATAAAATATTATCTGTATATTGTGGATCAAGTTCATCGTCTAATTTAAATGTATAATCTTTAAGATTAACATATGCATTGTTATTTTCATCACACTTTTTCTTAAATCTTCTAATTTGCCATTGAAGTGTCCTATCTTGTTTTCGTGTTAATTCTAAATGTTCAATTTCCCTATTTACATGTGAGGGAATAATAACTTCATATTCATCTAACACTTCTGGATTATTTAAAAGCACATTCGTATCTGCAATCCACATTTTTACCATAATAAAACCCCTTATTTTCATATTTTTTATTTCAGCAGAGTAGGAGGGAAGTGAGGGGATTACAATACCTACTCTTATACATTTGTATAATTATATTTAAAAAAAGAGGGGAAAATACTAACCCTTTACTTGTACATTAGCTTTTTCTTCCTTTAAAGACGATTAACGTTTTTCTTTGAAAATGCATTATAAACGTTAATATATCAATGTTTATAAGACACTTCATTAAAATTCAAATTGTAACTCAGCGTGACATTAGTCTTTGTTTTTGTTTTCTTAATCTTGCATTCTCTTTATCTCTGATTTGTTGACAGGAATCACAATATATTTGTCGTTGTTTTGGATTATTAAATTCACATCCGCAATCAACGCAATTAATTGTATTCAAAACATTCTTTTTAATATTATTTAAAATAACTTGACCGAATGACTCCCAAAGAGTTGTCTTAAATCTACTTCTTTTTTCTCCATATAAATAATCAATAAGAGTATCTGTAACATATTTAGGACTATCATTGATAGTCAAAAGCTCATTTTTAATAATTTTATATATATATAATTCATCATTACTTTTAAATTCGTTTTTCCTTTTTGCAACTTTTTTATATCTATCTAAATAATTATATTTCTCGATGATATCTTCATCTAAGTGTACTCTAGGGTTATTCATTAACACTTTACGGTCAAATTTTCCAGCAACTTTAACAAAGTTTATTCTTTTATTTAGAATAATTTTATCAAGTTTGTTTACCGTACTATCATTTAATGACTCAACATTATTCATTTCTTTATCTTTAGCATACATAAAGAAATGAGGAACCTTCGCTTTTATATATGATGAAATAATTTTATTAACGTGTTCTGGTCTTTTTGGCATATAAAGTGTTTTAGCAAAGTCGATTGTAAAATTATTTTCCATACATAGCCACTTTATAACATCTAGGTTTATATTATCTGAGTTCCATATTTTAGTTATGTTATTGCTTATCTCACCAATATTAGCTTTATAAGCCATTATTAAACTTTTATAAATATCTTCATTATTTACTTGTTCAGCAGGTGCTTTCGCCATTTCATAGTATAATGGTACAATCCCTTGCATATTTCTTTCAGCTACATTTACAATCGTTTCATCTTGGATTACCAATGCTTTATCTCCATCATTATCAAATTGAAGCATCTTACTGATCGGATCAAATATACTTGTATATACACCATGAGTGATAAACCATTTACTTAATTTTTCATTAATAATATTTTTCCTAATTCCATGTTCACGATACAAATGGGGACTTCGAAGGATATCGACTTTTCCTTCATCAAAAATATTACAATGTACTCTTCCATCAATAAGTAATCCATTTGGATTTTCTTCTCCAAGGAACCATTTTTCACATGCAGCGTATAAATCAGGGATTATAAAAGTATACTTTCCGTTTACGTTTAATTTTCCAGCTTTAGCATCCTTAACTAAACTTTTTTTCTTATCCTTAATTACTTGTTTTGAATGTTCATCATTTAATAATTCTGGATAAATTGTTAATGCCTGTTGAAAATAATTTTTATGTACATTTGTTTTGGTTGCCCCTAATATTCTCAACATTGTATCTTTATCAGAACCAATCATTAGTATATCATCATTTGTTGATTTACAAATACTTTCCAATTCTTCATCAGTTATATCTGTTAGCGTCTGTAACATCTGATAATTTAGTTTAGCATCTCCAGAAATATCTTCCTCATTTAACTTAGCCGCTTGACAATTATGTTTAATAAACTTTTCTTTATAATCCGACCAGTCTTTATAATATTTATACATTTTGAATTGTGATTTTGTAAAGATAACTTCAATATTATCTTTTTTAATATCCCATTCTCTCCCATAAATGTCTTTTACAATGAACGACTGATGTTCCTCAGCAAATATATCATAAGGGAAAGGTACTAATAATCCTTTAACCCACGGTAACCTAACCATAAACGCTTTTTTAGACTTACTAGGAAGAATGATCCCACATCCATCCGTATGAGTAATTGGTATGTCCATTTGTTGTCTTGTGATTTCGTATGTTTCATGGTCAATATAATCTACTAAGCTATTAACGTTGGTTTCTAAATCATCTACGACAATGGTTCTATGAATATCAAAATCTTTCCATTCATCGGTTGCACTATTAGACAATGCAAGATATGCTTGGAATTTGTTTATATTGACACCTCCGTTATTATTGATGTCATTAATAGTTAATCCACACATGAATGAATTTTTATGTTGTTCCCAAATAGATTTCTTGATAAAAACAGACTTTTTTGTTCTTATCTGACCAGCACTCGATGTACAATACACGTATTCCTCATTATTATGTATAAAACCACTTTTAATCAAGTTTTCTAACACTTGAAAATAGTAAGCCTGAACAACAATTATGTCTTCAGATAGTGAATTTGTTTCAATTCCTAATGTTCTTGTTAATACTGAATCAAATAAAGAAATTACATTATTCTTTTTTAAAGAATCAACCCTAAGTGTTCTAATGTTTTTATTTTCATTTAGTTTTATGTATAATTTGTTTTTCAACTTTGCAATGCGTTCACTAATATATTTTTTATGCTTATTCTGTTTAGTATCTAATGTTTTAAGATGATCTCTAAACCAATAAGATTTTAACATCTTTTGATGTATTTTATATTCTTCATCATTATAAAATGCTGATGTATCTAAAGAGTATATGTATATCTGTTTGTTTAGTTTAATTGTCATCCATTCACACTCCTCATATTCAATTCTAAGTCTAAGTCTAGAAATCTAATTAAATTAATTGTATTTACAAATTTAAATATATCCCTAGACTTATTTATCACAAGACATATATGTATTTATTTTCATATTAAATTAACAGTAATTTTAAACTTAAAATCAATCCTCTTTATTCTTATGTAAATTTCTCATTCTTTCTGCAGCTTTTTCACGCTGTTCCTCAGACATTTCTCGTTTCTCACCTTTACGGAAAGATACTTGATTTGTTTTCAGTTTAAATTTAATACTCAAGGGTGATTCTCTACCGTCCTCATATTCAGCATTCACATTTTCAATACCTAATAACTTTACGATCTTAGTAATATGTGGTGAATAGCACGAATATCCAACCCATTCCCCTGTTTCAGCTTCATATACAAGCACTGTTTCTTGTTCTTCTTTTGGGTATCCCATATAATAGCTCCTTTTTAAATTAGAATTTTTCATTATGTAATCTTTTGTATTGTTTAATTATTTGTTTATAAGTATCATTCTTTTCAAATTTACCATTCCATTTAAAATCAATATATAATTGTTCCTCTTCGTATGTCGCTACATTGTTGATAAGTTTCCACTCAAGAAAACTCAACACCTCGCTTTTTCGAATTGAATTTCTTTCCATTATTTTCACCTCCAGTCTATCCATGTAGTTATATAAACACTTGCAATATGTAAGTCTATAAATAAACCAAACTAATGATTTATTAACTTCATTATATCAACTTAATTATATTTAAGCAAGTAATTAAATTAAAAAGTTTTAATTTTTTTAAAAAAGTGTAATCAGGACAAATTTTAACTGAATAGAGTATATCAGTCTTACAATTGTATGACTTGAGTAATAAAACAGCTCGGAAATCATCCTCTGTCATACTTGAGTCATACATCAGTAATAAGGAGGTAATACAATGCGATTAGGTATAGATGCCGGAAATTATCGTGTGAAAATTTGTGGAGATTACGGTCTTATGGATTTTATCTCAACAATAGGGGAGGCTAGACAAATCAATCTTCAACAAATACATGGTCAAGACGACATTATATTTGAATATCAGGGTGAAACTGGATTTGCAGGAACATTGGCTTTATATGAATCTGAATTTGCTGGATCTTTAATGGGTGATACAAAAGCACACAGAGATACTTTATTAAGAGTGCTCATTGGTATCCATCGATATATAAGCATTTACAATATAGAAGAAAATGAGTTTGATATTGTAATAGGTCAACCGATTTCTAAACACACTCCTGAAGAAAAACAACGAATTAAAGAAATGATAAAAGGTTGGCATACAATCATAGTCAATGGAATTGAAAAATCCCTTCATATTAGAAAAGTTGAGTGTGCTGCAGAAGGAATAAGCAGTTTTTGGAGTAATCCAAGAAACGGATTAGTGAGGATATTAGACATAGGAAGTGGAACGGTTAACTATTCAACTGTATTAGATGGACGATTTATTGATAAAGATTCTGGTACTTTAGCTTTTGGTGTTAATACAAATAAATCATACAATCTTCAAGCTTTATCAAGAGGGGTTGCAACCCATACATTAAAGAAATGGGATTCGCAAGACAAAGTACTTGTAGTTGGTGGAATTTCAGAACACATAATAAATCATATACAAAGTTACTTTCCAAATGTGGAAGTTTTATATCCGATATTTAATCAACAGCACGTTAATCCAATCTACGGAAATGCAATTGCATTCTACATTATAGGGGTGAACATTTATGAGTAGAAAAGTTAAATCAGTATCATTCAATCTTAGTGATCCATTTGAAAATGAAATGTACCAATATACAAAAAAGTTTCCTAATTTTTCAAGTTTGATTAAACGGTTAATTCAGAATTCAATCAGTGGTAAAAGTGATAGTCCTCAAACTAAAATAAAACAAGTCCAAGAAATTGAAAAATCTCCCGTTGAACAATTATCCATTCAAAAAGATTTCTTACATCAACTTATATAAGAATAGTAAATTTTCATTACTGGGTTCATTACTGACTCGTTACTGATACCTGTAAATCTCGTTACTCATTCCGTTACTCACGCTTCAGTAATTACTCATTACCGTAGTAACGAGAAATTACACTATCTGACTTTTCGATAACGAACGTTAAAAATTACTTTACTGAAAAATAAAATCTAAAATTGGATGTGTATAAAATGTATAGAATTACCTCTAAATTTAGTCAACAAGAATCTTTCCGTTCAACTCCTCATTCTGGAATTGATTTTGCAATGAATCGTGGCGAGCCAATTCGTTCAATAAAATCAGGATTCGTTGAACTTCATGATTATGGAAATTTTAATGCTGGGAAGACGGTTCTAGTCAAATGGGAAGATGGTAAGACTGCTATCTATGGTCATCTTAATGATTTTTCAGTGAAAGATGGTCAACATGTTCAAGCTGGTGATTTACTTGGTCATGCTGGGAATACAGGGCATTCAACAGGAAGCCATTTACACTTTGGTCTAAAGGAAAATGGACATTTCATCGATCCATCTCCATATATAAATGATATCCAAAATATGAATATCAAACAATTTGTCCAACATATACCAGAACCGACTATAGTAAAAATTAACTTCTTTGATTACATGAATGAACATATGAATGCTATAGGACAACTAAAAATGAATTTCATTTCATCCTTAACGAATGATTCCTTGTTCATCCAAATATCTAAGCAGCTTCTTCAATTCATTACGAGTCATGCCAGTACGCTCAATGACATAATTGCTTGTATAATCTAATCTTTCTTGCCAATTTGAATTTGTATCTTTTACAAACCATGAACCAAATTGTTGCATTCAACTCACTCCTTAATTTAATTATTTATTTTTATCTTCATTTCTTGAATCTGAATTATCATATATTGTCTCAATCAATTCATCTAATTCTGAGTCATCTCTTCTGTAAATAAGCATCGTAAATTATAACCTCCAAAACTAAGATTGATTATAGTATCAACCGTAAGGAAGTGTCTTATACATGGAAGATTTTATAATTGTTCCTGTAAAATTAAGATTAGAAACTTATAATAAAATTCTGAAAATTACCGATTATGAGAATTTGAAAAATGAAATAAGAAATAACGGAAGACCTACAGATAATGAAATCCAAGACTTCATATCTGGATGTGTTAAAACTTATTTAGACTATATAGAAAATTTTCAAAAAATTGCTGGATATGATGATTTAGGGAAACCATTCCGTTTAAGGAATCGTTTTAAGGAACTAATGATTAAACGAAAATTAAAACAAAAAGATATATCTGAAATCACACAAATAGAACAAGCAAATATCAGTTATATCTTCTCCAACAAGAATCAACCAAGTTTAGATTACTTCCTTCGCCTATGGGTATTCTTTGGATGCCCTCCGTTAAATGAAGTACTTTACCGAGAAGAGTAATTTTTCTTTTAGTCTTAAATATAAGAAAAAATTAATTTCTTAAAAATTCGTAATTAGACAAATTACCTATGTCATACAGTTTGAATAGGCTAATATCACAAGAAAACAAAAGGAGAGATTCATATGGGATCTGCTTTTATCATCATGACAACATTAAAATTGGCAACTATGGGTGGAGTAGGCATTGCTCTCACTACGGCCTTCCAATATTTCCATAACTTTGACTTTAAACCAAGTAAGAAAAAAGGAGGTGATTCTGATGTTGGTGAAGATTTGCGTTCGAAATCCAGAATCATCGGTTAATTATAAACTTAATTCATTTGAAGTTAATGGAGATTCCATACCATTCAATAATGTAAATTTTCATATCCCTACACTGATCGAGGAGGTGAAACAACTACCAAAAAGCGAAAAAAAGAAATACAAGAAAATCCTAAAAATATTCCTAATGACAACAAGCAGTTTCATGATATTACCATTAAGATCAATGGCATCAACATCAGTCCCAGTGGCAGCAACGAATCTTCCAAAAACAGCAGAAGGATTACCTCCAGAACTATTAGAACTTCTCCTAAAACTGTTAGTAATCTCAGTAGGAGCATCCGTCATATTGGCAGCAATACTATTAGTGGGAGCAGGGGTAATGAAAATGTTCAGAAAGAAAAAAGAAGCAAACGAATGGACGGTAGATATTATCAAAGGCTTAATCCAAATTCTTGTAGCTGTTCCAGTGGTATTCTTAATCTATTACGTAGCAACGAATCTTTTCAGTGGATCAGGATGGTTTGTAAGCCCTTTCTAAAAAAAGTTGCTATTCCATTTGCTACAATTTCTACATCAATGTTAATGTTTACTTTTCATCAAGCAAAGGCAGCTACATTATCAGATATCATTTTACAAAAGCAAGGGGTATTGACACATAATTATTCAGGTGGATCACATACCGCATTATTTCATAACCTAGAAGTTATCACTGGATACATTTTAAAATTAATTGATTATCTGTTTAACTTACCCAATGGTATTCCACAAATGACAGCAGATTTACTCACTAACATTTATCACTTTCTCTCCAAAATTGTTCTACAGACTCCTTTATTCATCTTCAACAATCCATATTTAAAGAATACATCTCTTACATTCTCACTTATTTCCATCACTATTGTAACTTTATTAACTGTCTATGAAGCAATTATGCAAATGTTAAACAAAAAACATACCAATTTTAAAACTATTCTAAAACGATATTTCCTTGTAGCTGGTGTATCAGGATTCTTACCATTTGCATTTGAAACAGG